CAAGTATTAACTAGTGACGGAGCTGGTGTTGTACAGTGGGAAGATGCTTCTGGTGGTGGAACAACGATAAACAATAATGCAAATAATAGAGTCATAACTGGTTCAGATACAGCAAATACATTAGAAGCAGAAACTTCTTTAGAATGGGATGGAACTAATACTTTAACTGTAGTTCATGGAAGTTCTTATCCTGATTTTAGAGTCAGAACGAGTGCTGGTGGTGGTAGTTTTGAATTATTCCGTTGTGGTAATGGACCTTTTAGAATTAATAACGATGACTATAGTGCAACATCTGGTGGAGATGAATTAGTAGTTGGAAGAGATTCTGGTGATAGGGGAATGACACTTGCGAGTGGAAATGATAGTAAGGGATCAATATTTTTTGGAGATGATGGTGATGGTGATATAGGTAAAATACAGTATGATCATAGTGCTAATGCTATGATATTTACAACCAATACAAGTGAAAAACTTCGCATAGAATCTGGTGGAAATGTAGGAATCGGAACTGATAATCCCGCACAACTGCTTCATCTTGAAGGAGCATCACCTATAATTCAATTTGAAGATTCTGATATTGCTGCTAATATCTACTCTCTAATAAATGCTGGAGGAAGTGCTGGTAGATTATTATTCCAAGTTGATCCTGGTAATGTAGGTAATGATTCTTATGTTGCGTTTGATATAGATGGTAGTGAAAGACTTCGCATCGACTCAACTGGAAGATTATTAGTGGGTGCAACCTCTGCAATGACTACTGGTTCTAGTGATGGTAGAGATACTATTCAGGGAACTCATACAGCAGGTGCTCAACTTCTATTAGCACGTAATGATACATCTGTAACATCTTCTAATAGACTTGGTGAAATTGCAGCATTAACTAATGATTCTGGAGGAAATGGATATAAGGTAGGTGGATCTATAAGATTTCAAGCTGAGGATACATTTGCTGATACTGATTATCCAACAGGAATACTATTTAAAACTTGTGCTGATGGTAGTGGGACTTTAACAGAAAGAGTTCGCATCTCAAGTGCGGGTTCAGTTGGTGTTGGAACTGATAGTCCCAACTTTACTAGTTTTGGTTCTAACACTGCTGGAATAGAAATATCAAATGTTAATACCAATAATGCGTTATTAGTGCAATCTGGTACTAATGAATTTTATTTTGCTGCTTCTTCAAGTGCAAATTATATCTATGGGGACGATGATGCTCCAATAATAATAGCTACAAACGATACAGAAAGAATGCGGATCGACTCAAGTGGTGTAGTTAGTATTGGAACTAATGATAATGATCCAGTACAACTAAAACTTGTATATTCAACAGTACCTAGTTATCTCACAAGTACTTATGACGGAACAGTAGGTGAAACAACTCTATCAGCAAATGTTCCTAGAACTTCTGATGGTTCTGCTTCTTGGGGATCTCATAGTAATACTGGGTATGGTTCTGCTGCTATGCAAGTATTATCTCATTCTTCATCAGGTGGTTATCTAACATTCCTAACATCTGCCGCAGATAATACAAACCCAACAGAAAGACTTCGCATCGATTCAACAGGTAAAGTTGCAATCAATGGAACAACTACTAACAGTGCAATTCTTGGTGTTTATGGTCAAACTACCGAAGACCTGACTAATGATGGTAATGCTACCCAATATGCAATCTTTAATGATATTCACTTTACGGGGTCCCAGACTCTCACTGCTAACAGAACCAAGGCAGCTATTAGAAATGATATTGAATATTCAGTTACATCAGGAACATCTAGCTCAAGTGGGGATAGACTTTCTTTATACGGATATCATAATAGT